GTTGCGGCGTACTTCGACAGAGCTTGGCGACAAGCCAAGCCTAAGTTAGAGTTCGCGAACCTCTATGTCTTCCTTCGAGAGATTGGAGACACGGTTCCCATGCTGCAAACCACAGCGAAGAATTTTGCATTTCGCTATAAGGACACCACCAAGCTGATAAAAGTCGACACAGATTTTGGGTCGAAGTATATCACTAAGGGTGCTCTCTTAAGGCCCAAGATGGGACCTAAGACAGTTGCAGAGAACTTTATCAACCATGAATTTGGTTGGCGACCGTTCCTCGGCGACATCCAAGATTTTGCTAGGGTGTACGTCGATGCTTCCGAGCTCATCAAAAAGATTACTGATGAGAACGGTAAGTGGGTACGGAAGTCTGTCGGAGTGACAAAAGCCGATGATTCGCGGGTTATCTCTGAGGTGACACTGCCGCACAGCTCTCTGAGCTATGCGTTGCCGTGTTTTCCTGTTGGGTTCCCTGCGAGTTTCTTCGTTACTCCCCCGTCGTATAAGATCGTAGAGCGAGAAATCCTCTCGATCCATGCGGCCGGGAAGTTTCGATTTTATCGGCCAGATTTTGATGTGACCCTCCCGGATTATTCCTCGGCGTGGCACAATGTCACGCGTGCCATGAAAATCTTTGGCGCGGAGATCAATCCATATCACATCTGGCAAGCAATTCCATGGACTTGGCTAGTCGACTGGGTGTCAAATTTGGGCAGTTTTATACAGCGCATGTCTGACACTATAGAAGACCAAGTAGCTGCGTCCTACTTTTTCATCACTGCACACAAACGAATCGAGAGAACGATGACAATCAATCTCCCTTTCGCGAGTGGGCTAAAGACTCTTGTTTTTACGCGTAGTTATAGCGCCAAGCAAAGAGTCAGTGCTGATAGTCCTTACGGTTTTCGGGTGTTCTGGAACGATTTGAGTCCAGAACGTTTAGCGATCTTGGCATCTTTGGGCATCGTGAGACGCTCATAACCGAGATCTATCCTCTAGCTCTTCTACCAGTTTGTTCTCCTGGAAAAAGAACGGACCTGAGCTAGGCTAACTTCCAAATACTTCTGGAGAGTCAACCATATGCTTACAGATCCACAAACAATCGTTGTCGCTGGTGTCACTAAGTCTTTGCCAAAAACTTCTAGCAAAGACCAATCCTCCACTTACAACACGGCGGATCTGGCCTACACGTTGAAGATTTCTCACAACGTTTCTGGTCAGAAGATCCGGTCGGTTGAGCGGACGGACTATAGGGCCTTAGTAACCGATCCTGTCAGTGGCGACACTGACTGGCAGGTACTAAGCGTTTACACGGTGATCGAGCGGCCCATCACTGGGTTCTCGGCCACTCAGGTAAGCGACCTACTTGCAGGCCATCAGGCCCGCATGGACAGCACGCACATCGCAAAACTGTACGGAGGTGAGTCGTAGAAATATGACCTACTCCGACAAACAACTTAGCTCTCGAGAGAGAGCGCTCAATGCAATTACGGATTGGCTCATTCTTAACGATATAGAAGCTCCTGCTGAGTTCGCAGAAATGCTACTCGACAGGTTACTTCTGTTCGTCAGGGAGGGCACCGTGCTCGCCATCTTTCGAGATGGTGAATTGTAAGAGTCGTTGTTCTATTGCGACGTTGTATGACGTGCAAGCGTGATTGTTGGTGGGGCACTTCGGTGCTCCACTCTTCATTTAGCATATGGCTCGTAACTCGACCTTTCAGTTTAGAAGGGCGGTTTTAAATGAGCGATGTAAATGACTACTTAGAGGTGATGGACGTTGTCTATAGAGACGCGTGCATCAAATGTTCCGCTGACGTCTTTGATTTACGTGACCTGGAAACAATCAGATCACGAGTCGAAAAAGAAGGATTATCATTTTTAACGATAGTCCTCCCCCAGTTTGCTAAGGCCTTCGAAAGGTCCCTGGCTGATGGGAATATTGACTCGAAATGCTTTTCAGGTTTTAATAAATGCCTGCTCAGAGATGAGCAGGGTAAACCTGTAGGGCATGGAGCAATCCCTGCTTTTTTGCAAGGTATGCTCAGTCAAGTTTTCGACAGAAAGACAGGAGAGATAATTACCTATGAACCCCCAAACACCAATACAAACGGTGTCCGAGGCGCTGCCAGCGATATTCCTACTGTTGTTGAATCTATACGACAGATATGTCGTGTGTTCGCGAAAGTGGAATTGGCCTGTACCCCCAAAAGGGTTCGGGCCGCGCTTGACAGCTTCATGGAAATTGAGCAAGATTTACAGACGTTTTCAGTGCCTGCCGAGGATGAAGCCAAGTTTTTGGCAGCTTCTCGTTTGCTCTGGGATAATATGGTTAGTGACTTTAGTGTTACAACTGTACAGCCCAAGCATGGACCAGGCGCAACTGCTGAACGCATCTCTGGGAACCAGAAATACGTTTGGCGACGTTGGCACGATCGTCTCGAGCCATACTTACCTCTTATTGGCAACGGCTACCCGCTAGGGTTGCCTGAGCATTCGGAGGAGCTCGAAATTGTAACGATCGTTCCAGAGTACGATGAGCAACCCGTGAGGGTTATCACCGTGCCAAAAACGCTTAAATCACCCCGAGTAATTGCTGTCGAACCAGTCTGCATGCAATATGTGCAGCAAGGTATTCGGTCCTATCTCTACAGACGGATCGAATCCTATTGGCTGACTCGCAACCGGATTAATTTTCGGAAGCAGTCTATAAACCAACGACAAGCATTGCTTGGTTCGCGCAAGGGTCGATTAGCAACGATCGATCTCTCTGAAGCGAGTGACCGGGTTCCGCTCGGCCTTGCTATCAGGATGTTTGATGCGAGTCCTGATCTTAAGGATTCAATTCTAGCATGTCGCTCGACCAGAGCGCAACTTCCGGATGGTCGTTTTATTGACCCTCTCCTTAAGTTTGCGTCAATGGGTAGTGCTCTATGCTTTCCGATTGAGGCAATGTATTTCTACACTGCTTGTGTAGTTGCCATGTTGGAAAGTACAGGTCTCTCCTACACCCAACGAAATATCCGAAAGGTTACTAGGAAGGTGTACGTGTATGGGGACGATATAGTGGTCCCCAGCGCGAATGCGGACGTTGTTCTAGAGACCTTACGCAAATACAATTGTAAGGTTAACGTCAATAAGACTTTCTGCACAGGAATGTTCAGAGAGTCATGTGGCGTAGATGCGTACGCTGGTTACGAGGTTACGCCTACGTATATCAGACAACCGCGTCCGAAGAACAAGCAGCAACACAAGGAGATAGTCTCTTGGTGTGCAACCGCCAACCTCTTCTACTTGAAGGGTTATTGGCGCACATCAACTCTCTTGTTTAAAATACTCGAGAAGTACACAGGGCCCTTGCCCTATGTGCGGGAAACATCTCCATTGTTGGGTCGTTATTCCTATCTTGGTTACGAGTCTGTTGGGCGGTTTGCTGCTCCATCACCTTTTGTCCCTTTCGATAGGGACGATTGGGAGCGGAGGAGCGCCAATAGGGACTATTCGAAGATCCCGAATCCAACCAAACCGTATTATCAGACCCCAGAAGTAAGGGGCTGGAAACCAAGCCCAGTTTATCGCTCTGATGAGCTGGATGGATGGGCCGCTCTAACAAAATGTCTCTCATCGAAAAGAGAGATATGGCGGTCCGATACGACCGATCTGGTAAGACATTTCTCTGCTCGCACCTCCTTAGAGGAGATTGCGGCCTCTGATTTGTCCCATCTGGACCGATC